CACGGCAGTAGCTACGCCGGTCGTGCTACCGGAAATCACGGTACGCGCAGACCTAGACCCGGTATTCGGTTCGTACATTACGGGCGACGCGTGCCGTCTCATTATCCCGCCGAACCTTTCGCCACGTTTCCCGGACGGTCTCGACCAGTACCGTAGAATAGTCGGATGGAACGTTAGCGTAAACGACGAAGGAACCGAAGCGGTCTCGTTAATCTTGGGAGAGGAACCTAACTAATGCCGGATATCCCGCTACCCGAAGACCTCTCTACTTATATTCGTAGTATGGAATCGCGTATACGTGCGCTCGAAACCGCACCGCGCGCGCAAGACACTACGCAACCGTGGCAGTTTGCAGAAATTAACGCGACGTTTACTACGTCTTCTACCGTGGACGTTGATTCTTCACCGGCGGGGCCGACTGTCACGATTGACGTTACGCAGACGGGGCGGGTTTTGGTTTCCGCTGGCGCGTATATCGGGTTAGACGCAACCGGACAAACGGCGACTATTAGTTTATATATCGACGGTATTTTATCTTCGTCTATTGCCGGGCTTTCTAATCAGTCTTCGCAAATTGCCGGAAACGTTTTTAGCTCGCGCGTCGTTACCGGTTTAACCGCGGGTTCGCATACGTTTATTCTTAAGTATCGCTCGACCGGCGGTAACGTAAACTTTTCGAGCCGCTCCCTAATCGTTCAAACGTTCTAGGAACCTATGACCTACTACCTTCTAGATAATCCGCCTAAGTCGCGACAGTTTTATACGTCGCGAAACGCTAGCCCGACATGGGCGGTAGGGGTTCACACTTCCGAAGGCGCAACCGGACCGGGTAGCGCACGATCGTTAGCGGCTTTTATTGCGCGACGTTCCGACCCCGGATCGTATGCGGCAATCGTGGACAGCGAAGAAACCGTTTACCTTGTGCCACCGAATTTTACGACGTTCAGCGTAGCTAGTGCCGGATACAATTCGCGTACGTGGCATATCTGTTTAGCGGGCCGCTCGGCGGACCTTTCCCCTAACGACCCGAATACGCAAGCAATGATTGCGCGCGCCGGTTCAGCTATCCGCGAACTATGGCAGTCGCTAGGAATCGACGTAAACGAGGCGGCGCAATGGATAGGGACCGACGCACTTAACCGCGTCGGTCTGTTCTGCCACGGGACCGTTCAGCCCGCTGACCGTTCCGACGCGTGGAGCCGACACCCGGACCGCTCGACCTTTGACCAGTTACTAGTAAACGCAATCCGTACGGCGACGCCGACACCGGGACCGATTTCTACGAAAGATACCGATATGTTTCATATGGTTAATACAGACAAGCGCGACGAATTCATAGCGCTCACCGACGGCGGGCAAGTTGTGTCGTGCTGGTCGGGTACACCGGGCGGACCTATTGGCCCGTGGATGGAATTAAAGCCCGGTATCGCAGGGTCTAACCTTGTCGCCGAATACGCCGCCGACGGTCGGCTTTGTGTCACGCTCGCCGCTATGGGCGAGCTTTGGGGATCATGGCAAGCGGCACCGTCTGCCGGGCCGTGGTGCGACTGGTTCCGCGTAAACGATCTCCGCGCACTAGTCGCGTAGTGCCATGTTTGCACAAGCTCAAACGACAATAGTAGACGGTCCGGGTTTCGGCGTCGCCGAATGGATCGGGATAGTAACGGTAGTAACGGTCGCGTTCGGCGCGGTCGTCGGCGCAATCGTACAACTAGTACGCCTACGCCGTGAGAACACCGAACAGCACGCCGAAGGGCGCGCGCTCGTAACCGATGTACGCGACCGGCTACTAGACCTGCACACTTCCGTAAATCGCGTGGACGAAAAAGTAGACCATCTAGATACACGTCTAGACCGACACGAAAATATCCACCACCGCGGTCGCCGTAAATGGTGAACCCGCCTAAAGGGGACGGCATGAGCTTCGCAGACGAAGTAAAAAAAGAGAACCGCGGAACCGGGCAACGCTGCCGGACGTGCCAACTTCTCGAACAGTTAGACCCGACCGAAGCCGCCGAAATCGCTACGGTCATGGCAGACAAAACAGTACCAACCGAACCGATCGCGCGCGCGTTGAATAATCGCGGTCTAGATATTTCCGGCAATGCCGTTAGAAAGCATCGGTTACGTTGTGTCATTTCGTGACGAACTAAACGAAGACGAAGTAGCTCTAGACGTAGACGCGCTCGCACGCCGCAACGCAAAACTACGTCGCGAGAATTCGACGCTACGCCGTCAGCTAGACCAGTCCGACGCGAAGACAGAGGAACTAACACGCTTCCTAGATTTTCACGATGCAATAACCGCAGCGGATACGCGGCCGCCTAAATGGTTGACGCCTAAGAAACCGCGCGGCAAGCATCACGCGACACTAGTCGCCATTCTTTCCGACACCCATTTCGACGAGGTAGTTAACCCGGACGAAGTAGGCGGACTAAACGCCTATAACCGGGTCATAGCTACGCAGCGTCTCGAACGTTGGGCCGAAGGCGTTATAAAACTTGCTAGGCATTACCTTACCGGCGTCACTTATGACGGCGCGGTAGTGATGCTCGGCGGCGATATGTTCACCGGCACGCTGCACGATCTCGCAGAAACAAACGAAGACACTCTTTTCGGTTCGCTTCTCTACTGGTCAGAGCAGATAGCCGCAGCTTTACAAATGATCGCCGACGAATTCGGCAAGCTGCACGTACCCGTAGTGGTCGGTAATCACGGTCGGTTAACGCGCAAACCGCGAACCAAACAACGCGCCCGCGATAACCTCGACTATCTACTAGGGCATATGCTCGCCCGACAACTACGCAGCGACTCTATAACGTTTGACATTACCGACGGTACCGACTGTTGGGTACCGGTTTACGGTATAACGCATCTTCTAACGCATGGCGACCAGACCACGGGCGGCGGCGGTATCGGCGGTATATGGTCGCCGATTATGCGAATGTCCGCGCGTAAGGCGCAACGCTACGCGGCCGAAGGTAGAACCTTTGACACTATGGTTATGGGCCATTGGCACCAACTAATAAGCGCACCGGAGCAAGGTCTAATAGTAAACGGTTCGCTAAAAGGCTACGACGAATACGCCGCGGTTTCTAACTTCCGACCGGAGCAAGCGCAGCAAGCTTTATGGTTAGTGACCCCTGAGCGCGGTATAACACTTTCGGCACCGGTCATGGTGACCGACCGCAAAAAAGAAGGATGGTAGGCAATCGGTACGCAGGAACCCGAAACAATTAAATGGGACTCGATTACCGCCGACGCGCATAAGCTCGTGTATGGGGACCGACAAATTGCCTACGCGCACCCGGCCGCTGATTATGGCCGCGTGGTAGATATCTTCCGCGCTATTACCGGTATCGAATTAACGCCCGAAGAAGGCGCGTTATTTATGAAATCGGTAAAGCTTGCGCGCATTGCCTACGGACTAGAGCAGCAACACCCGCCGGAACTTATGCGCGACTCAATCGTAGACCTAGCCGGTTACGCCGAAGTGCTATGGGGAATTATGATCTACGAACCCGAAGACGATACAGAACCCGACGACGACTACGACGAATGACCGAAGAAACGTGGCCGTGGCTACTGTTCGCTTTCGAGCTAGTCGGCTTATTCGCTATGTCGCAGCTTGTCGGGAAACGTAAACGCTGGTACGGGTGGCTTATCGTCGCGGCTTGTATGTCGCTACCGTGGCTCACCTACTCGCTTACGACCGGACCGCGTTACGGTTTCGTAGCGTTGTCGGTTCTATGGCTTTCCGTACATCTTTCTAACGCTTACCGATGGAAGGTAGACCGTGGCGATAATAACTTTCCCGCATCCTGAATGGGATTTAGACGACGATCTAGACGACGACGACTACGAATACGAAGACGAACCCGCAGTACCCTTAACTACACCCGGAGAAAACTAATGTTCAATATTCAATGGCTACGCGACGCTACCGAACGCGCGCTTAAATCCGCAGCGCAGGCGATCGTACTCGCTTTAGGCGCGTCGCAAGGTTTCGACCTTTTCGCGGCTGACTGGCAGAACGTCGCAGGTATCGCGGCGGGTGCTACGGTTCTGTCGGTTCTTACGTCGGTTATCTCCGCGCCGCTCGGCGCTAAAGGTTCCGCTTCGCTTCTGTCGGCTAAGTAATGGCTACCCCGGCTTACTATCCGATTTCGGTTCGTATCGGCGATACGGAAACGGTAACGGTTACGTTGCAGGAATCTAACGGCACGCCGGTAGATATCACCGGGCGTACATATGCCGCGCAGATTAGAGCTACCGCCGATGCCGCTTCCACGATCGCTACGTTTACTTGTGCGATTACGAACGCAGCTGCCGGACAGTTTGCTTGCACACTTTCGGCGACTACGACCGGTGCGTTAAGTATCGGAACGGGCGTATGGGATTTACAGGAAACCAGCGGCGGCGGCACCGTTAAAACTACGATCCTCGCGGGACCGGTCCGTATTGACTACGACGTTACGCGATGAGTAGCAACGTTACGGTCCGGGTTACGGATGTAGTCGTACGGTCGGCGTCTTCGGATGTTGTCGTACGGTCTGCCGGTCCCGTTATCGTCGCTGCGGGCGGTTCCGGTCCTACTGGCCCGGCTGGCGCAACGTGGCAAGGTTATTACGGATCGTTCAGCGACTCGACAACGCAAACGATCACCGCGAATACGGCTACGCCGATCCGGTTTAATACGACCGAGGAAAGCAACGGCGTAACAGTAGGGTCGCCTACGTCGCGGCTCGTAATCGCTAACGCCGGTACCTATAACGTTCAGTTTTCCGCGCAGGTAGATAAAACCGACGGCGGCCAAGACGACGCAACTATTTGGTTACGTGTTAACGGTACCGA